GCAATATTTATTGACGGCATGGCTTTGCCTCGACCTGATCTTTTTGATTCTCATTCACAGGTTTATGGTATGTGCAAGAGGGTTCTTCGTTTACCGCCGAAATCGGATAGGCATGTTATGCGCCGATTTAGGATTTTTGTTCGCTCATGGGTTCGTAGAAAATTGAATCCATTGAGCGCGGTCCATGATGTTTCATTTGAACCGTGGATTGCGGATCGTCCGTATCCAGAAACAAGAAAAATTGAACTTAGAGCTGCTTTTGTGTTGCTTAAGCATAAGATTGAGAAGTGGGAGGAGAAAGTCAAAAGTCATATCAAAGATGAGTCTTATGTTGAATATAAGATAAATCGTTGGATCAATTCTCGCCAAGATGCTTTTAAGGTGAGATGCGGCCCGATATTTAGTGCTATTGAGAAGGAGACTTTTAAATTACCATATTTTATTAAATATGTGCCTGTTGATCAACGACCGGCCTACATTAAAGAACGACTTTTGAAAGAAGGTATGTTTTACCACTCGACAGATTACACAAGTTTTGAGAGTTTGTTTACACCAACACTCATGAGGAATTGTGAGATGTTTTTGTATCAATACATGTCCCAAAATCTGCCAGAAGGTAAGGAATGGTTTTCCCTTGTTAAACAAGTGTTGTGTGACAAGTACTATACTCTTTCAAATGGAGTTATACAGGCTGAATTGCGTGGCACGCGTATGTCTGGTGAGATGTGCACATCTTTAGGAAATGGGTTCTTGAACATGATGGTTACGTTATTTATGTTGGAGGAAGAGGGTTACGAATCCGACCGGGCCCTTTTTGAAGGTGATGATGGACTGTTCAGTTGCCCTGTTCGTTTGACGAGCCGGATCCCCGAAGCTCTAGGTTTACGAATTAAAATGGAAATCTCAACAAATCTAGGGGAATCATCTTTTTGTGGTAACGTGTTTTCCGAAAGTGACTTGATTGTGGTCACTAATATTCGGGAAACTCTTGTGGATTTTGGGTGGACTAAATCTCAAGATGTTAATAGTAAACAATCAAGACTTGATGTCATTTTACGTTCAAAAGCTTACTCACTTTTGCATCAGTACAACGGTACACCTGTGCTGGTGAAATTTGCTCAATATGTTCTGCGTGTGACGCGTCGGTCCGAGAGCGGTATTGATAAATACGTTAAAAATGATCGCACATTAAGCGAATGGGAGCGGAAGAGTTTGGCCACAGCTGTTGAGGCAGTGCGTTCTAAAGATTTTGTCGTCCGTAAGCCTGGAAGATCAACACGAGAATTAGTAGAAAAATTATATTATGTTGATTTGTCTGAGCAATATGAACTGGAACAATATTTTGACAAATGTAACGAGCGTGGCGCAATAGATCACCCCATTATTCAGCGTTGGAAAATTTATGATCATGACTGGAGGGACTATTTTGATAAATATAATTGTAGTGAAAATCCCATAAGAACCAGGCGCGATGATCCGCATTATGCTATTGACCATGCTGTTGAGAATATCACAAGATTAAAGACTATACGCCGACTTTATGGTTTGGGTTGGTGTCGATATAGAGATCTTTGTGACCCTTAGGACGGGTAAGAATTTAGCTGTGGTGTTGTTGTGAGGAACCCGTGAGCTTAACGCACTAGGCTGAAGTTGTCAGGGGATGTCTGCTTTAATTACGGCCCCCTCCGGAGGTCATAAACGTTAATAAGCGCTGGACCATAACAGATTGCAGTGAGTCGATGGCATTGTTTCGACTATAATGAACATTATGCTAGGTCATCCGGTGTACGATGTGGTCGCATCAGGAGG